TGAAATATCTATTAGAGGAACCGGACAGGCTCAAGACCATTGCTGATCTGGTACGTCAGGTCAATGAGACAGGTAATACTCTTGTGCTGGTGGATCGTATTGCCGCAGGTCAAGCTCTGGTAGATCAACTGGCGGATGCGGTATTTGTATCTGGATCAACCAAAGCCAAGGACCGGCAAGATGAGTATGATGAAGTGGCTGCGGCAACTGGCAAAATCATCGTGGCCACTTATGGTGTTGCTAGTGTGGGCATTAACATACCCAGGATTTTTAATTTGGTATTGATCGAACCTGGAAAAAGTTTTGTCAGAGTAATACAAAGCATAGGCCGTGGCATCCGCAAAGCCGAAGATAAAGATCATGTGCAGATCTGGGACGTGACTAGCACCTGTAGATTTGCCAAACGTCATTTGACCAAACGCAAGGTATTTTACAAAGAAGCTTCATACCCCTTTACCCAGGAAAAATTAGAATGGAAGTAAAGGTTGATCTTACAAAAAAATATGTTATAATGAATGTATGAGAATACTTACACTAGACAATCAACCATTTGAGTTGGATCACCTACCAGAAGAAGTTGATGACATGCGATTTGCCATCCTAGATAATTCAAATCCCGCAGATCCAGACTATCATTATATACCACTGATATTTTTGGAACATTTCACAGCACCGGCCTTGGTGTTGCGTATAGGCGAAAATCAAATCCGCATGCCCATGGACTGGCAAATCCTAATTGGTGAGCCAGATCTTGGTGACCTTGAAGTATTAAAATTGACCAGTATCAATGATCGTGGGTTCAAAGCATTCCAGTTCAATCCACTCAGTAGTTTTAGACCCAGTTTTTTAGACATTGAAATCCTGGACGTATATCAAGAAGTGTCATGGTATGCTCCCAAGTTGAAAAATGGACAGATGTTGTGTGTGCCTGTAGGCGAAGGTGATAAACCTGACTGTGTGTATTTTGTCAAAGACATCAGTAGAAATTGTGAAGTTATAGATTATAATCGGGCATGGTAGTGGACAAACTCAGTATTCAAAATGAAATGACCGAGTTCGATCGCAAGAACAGAGATTTTTACGACAGCCTCACCGACGAAGAACGCAAGAAGTTTTCAAACTATCTCATGATACGTTGGGGCAGCTGTGTACAGGGCAGCAGAGATTTACAGGAGTTTTACTTGATTGCTACCAATGAGCGATTGAACAAAAGATTTTTTGACATCAATCGACATCCTCGACTACAATGGCTTTGTGCTACCGCCGTAAGTCCTGGGTTAGGCACTCATCGACATCAGTGGATAGCACCCAAGAAACGAGAACCCGGAGCAAGTGGGATTCGTAAGCAATTGAGTGAACTTTATCCGCATATGAAGGATGATGAAATAGAGTTAATGGCTAAAATCAACACTCAAAAGGACATAGATGCTTACCTAAAAGCCGCAGGTCAAGAAGTTAAAAAGAAATGACATATATCTGTCAGTATTGCAAAAAAGACTTTATTAAAGAGTCTAGTCTTGCGGTACATTCGTGCGAACCGCGGCGTCGTCGCATGGAACGAGACGAAGCAGGTGTACGCATGGGCTTTAATGCTTATTTAAAGTTCTACGAACTCACACAAGGCAGCGCACGATTAAAAACCTATGATGACTTTGCTGACAGTCCTTACTACCGAGCCTTTGTGAAGTTTGGCCGGTATTGCGTGGCAGTGCGAGCAGTAAACCCTGCGAGATTCACAGAATGGCTATTGAAGAACAACAAAAAAATAGATCATTGGTGCAGTGATACAGTATATACCAACTACTTGATTGATTATCTTCGAGTGGAGAATGTGAACGATGCTCTTGCTAGAGCCATGGAGTTTGGAATCGATTGGGCAGAAACATCTGGACATCCTGCAGAAGATTGTTTGCGTTATGGCAATGTCAATGCCATGGTCTATGCTGTGACTGCAGGTAGGATCAGTCCTTGGATACTTTATAATTGCGAATCAGGACAGAAGTTTTTAAGCGATCTTGACGCCACACAGATAGCCATGGTATGGCCTTACATTGATAGTGAAGTATGGATGAAAAAGTTCGCAGACTACGTGGCTGATCAAGAGTATGTTCGAGACATATTACAGAAAGCAGGATGGTAATGTCAGCAGATATTGACTTAGATTTGGCCGACAGAGATCAACTGTTAAAATTAATACAGGCAACACCGGCACGACAACTGCATCAAGGCCAGGTGCGTAGGCACAATTCAGGAGTGTATGTAACAGACATACCACAAGATCCTGTCAACGCCTGTGCGGCCATAGACTATGAAACAGCCGAACAGTTGGGCTACTTTAAAATAGATTTGTTAAACATGACAGTATATCAGTTGGTAACAAGTCCAGAACACTACGACACGGTATTAAATCAAGAACCACAGTGGGATAAGCTGTGGAGTGACTCAGAGTGGGCAAAACAATTGGTTCACGTAGGCAACTACACAGACCTACTAAAGACTATGCGCCCTGATAGCATACCCAGGATGGCAGCATTTATCAGCGTTATTCGTCCTGGCAAGGCACACCTACAAAATTATGAGTGGACGACAGTGTTTGACTCTGTGTGGGATGGTGATGCTAGCAAAGGATTTGTGTTTAAAAAGAGTCATGCCCTGTCCTATTCAATGTTAGTTGCTCTCCATATGAATCTTTTAAATCAAGACAGCGTGTGATTTTTTAAAGACATACTAAATAAAGTATGTCCAAAATAACTTATCCTCGTAAATGTTGCGAATGTGATTATGTTTCAAATAATCCATCGATGTTTCATTATCATAAAAAAACACATGAGCCTATACCAGACGGTGTAATGTGCAAACATGGTTGTGGCTTGCCTGCACAGTATAAGGGAACCGGCGGAATATATACTTGCCAAAAAATTGCTCATAGGTGCCCAGAATATATTAAACGTCATTCTAATAGAATAGCAAAACATTGGGAAGACAATGTTGAGAGAAAAGAAAAAACAAGAGAATCTTTTATAGCCAGATTGCACAATCAAGAAACTATTGAACGCATAAAACAAACTAAAAAAGAAAAGTCAGGATTGTTAACACCAGAGCTTGCTAAAGAATACAGACATTATGCAAGAGCAATAAGGCAACAAGCACAACGGTGGGCAAGGACGCAAGGTTATATATTAGGTCAACAGACCTATCATATTGATCATAAATTTAGTATTTTAGACTCCTGGAATGCAAAGTTACCTGCAAAAGTAGTAAATCATCCTTATAATCTTAGAATACTTGACGCTAAAGAAAATAGTAGCAAAGGCAGTAAAAGTGTTATTTCACTAAGTGAATTATTAGAGGCAATTACTCAACACGCCTGACCAAAGTAATTGATTTACGCTTGGATTTTTTACGGGCCATTTCTGACAGATTACACACAGGTCCGTGCAACACTTCAAGATCTTTGTTGACAAAAGTACGCAGGTATCCGCGGAATGGATCCCACTCACCTTTAAGGAATATGTTGATGGGTATGCTGCGATTGCTTTCCCACCACCAAACATTGGCCAGCTCTAAAAACTTCTTTTTAATTTCCATGTCGGATATGCTGCCAAAATCGTAGATTGTGGTGATGGCATCGTCTTGATTTTGTATAATGCCCACGTATTCTGTGCTGGCGTAGACACACAATGTTATAAACGGGTATTTTTCTGCTAATTTTGCGAATATATCATTGTTCATATTATGGGATATTTATGGTTTGGCCTTTGCGGTGGCATCTAAATCGCTAAATATAATGTATGTATTCCACCCAAGTCTATCTTTACCAACAGCTAACTCGAGTATTGTTAATGGATACTGGGAGTGGGGAAACTTTTATCTATAGGTATGATCCTGTGTACGCCAAACGACTAACAATTAACAAAGGTGTTGACAATGTGATCTTGTTTGAATTCATCAATCAAGAAGAAAAACCTGTCAATATTACCGGAAGCAGTTTTTTATTCCGTGTGATCAATACCGAAAGCGACAAATTACTGTTGCAAAAACCCATGGATATTTTGAATGCCGCGACCGGCCGGGTCAAAGTGCAATTCACCGGCAGCGAGTTGCTGGAAGTGCTGGCACAACCAGCCAGTTACAGCATCCAACGCATACAACCCGACGGTGGTTACAGCGATGCGGTATTTGTAAATGCCCAGGCCGGAGCCCGTGCTCCGATTGATATTGTGGATAGTGTGTTGCCACAGTTTGTACCTTCGGCGCCGCTGACTATCCCCACCACAGAAATCAGCAGCCAATTTAGTTACGAAGGCAGCGGATATGAAAATTATCCGGCCAGTCCGTATTGGTCCGGTAATCCCAATGGTGGTAATTTCTGGAACACCTATTTAAATCCCTCTTATAATTCGAGTTTTATCGAGCCCCGCAGTTCAGTGACCACAGTTCAAATGGACTTGGTCGGTTATACCGGCACCATCAAGGCACAGGCCGCCGACAATTATCAAAGCATCTGGTACAACGTTTCGGAATCTGAAACATACTTTGATGAAACTCGTACCATACACTGGAATATCATTGGTTGGTATCCGCTGTTGCGTTTGCAATTTGACAGTAATTTGTTTGCGGTACCATATTATCCACAACAAATTCCGGCCATTGCCTATGCCATGGTCAATGATGGCGTGATCGAATCAATCGTCATGGTCCAAAACGGCGCAGGCTATGCTGCCGCACCCAAGATCAACATCGTGGGCAACGGCTCCGGGGCTGTGTGTGAAGCTGTTTGGTCGCCGGAAACTGGTGCCATAAGTGCCATCAATGTTATCAATGGCGGCAGTGGTTATTGGCGCATACCAAATGCCATCATCAACGGTGGATCCAACACTCCGATACCGCCTGAAAACCAAGGTGCCATCGTGGTAATCTCAACCGGCTATGTGGAAAACCTGCTTTACCGATAGGCCAAATTAGCTTGAGTTTTGTCAAATAATATGCTATACTTGTGGCATGATTGATGTGATTTCTTTTTTGCCGGCCAAGCGAAAACAAACCAGTTCTGGTTGGATAAGTGTTAATGCTCCCTGTTGCGAGCACAATGGCGAAAGTCGTGATCGTCGTATGCGTGGCGGAATAAAATCTGCACCAGATGGTAGTTGGTCTTGGCATTGTTTTAACTGTGGCTATACTGCCAGTTTTGTATTAGGGCGTAACCTAACATTCAAGGCTCGTCGATTATTAGAGTGGCTTAATGTTCTCCCGGAAGAAATTGAACGCATAAATCTTGAAAGCCTTAAACACCGCAACATGGAAGGCCTGCTCAGTGAACGCCAACAGTTGTCCAATCGCTTGCAAAATATCGAGTTTGAAGAACGAGATTTACCAGCCGACACACAGCCATTGACAGAATCTGCTCGGGAGTATTTGAAACAACGTCGGGCACCCATGGACTATCCATTCTTTTACAAGACCATGCCCAGGCCCGGAGTCGTCATACCATTTACTCACGACAATCAGGTGGTAGGGCATTGTACTAGATTTTTAGATGACCGCAATCCTAGATACATCAATGACATACAACCGGGCTATGTGTTTGGCACAGACCTGCAAGGTGCGGCCTGGCGGATGGCCATAGTGGTCGAAGGTGTGTTTGATGCTTTGTGTATCGGCGGCTTGGCCGTATTACATGCCGATATCAATGACGCCCAGGCAAGATTGATACGCAGTTTGGATCGTGAAGTTGTTGTGGTCCCAGATCAAGACGAAGCTGGCATGCGATTGATAGATCGCGCCATGGAACTAGGCTGGAGTGTGAGCATACCCGAGTGGCCCGCCGATGTCAAGGATGTTAATGATGCAGTAATTCGTTGGGGTAGATTGGCCACCGTGATAACTATAATGCAGGCCCGAGAAACCAGTAAGATTAAAATAGAACTAAGGAAGAAACAACTTGTTAAAAGACTACGGACTTGATGTCCAAC